GCGAAGCGGCGACACTCCTCAGTGTCCAGGTACACGTAGTTGGCCCACACCTCGAACACCTGGGCGGAAGAGCCGAAGTACAGGGTGAAGTAGGGGGTCAGGTCGAAATCCAGACGGACCTCGTGGTACTGCAGGGCAATCAGTGACAGGTACAGACCGGGGTTGCGGATGAAGAAGAACAGCAGGGGCAGGTACACGCTGTTCACGTTGGTGGCATCAGCGGTAGGGACGGGGCTGGATGCCATCTTGCCGTAGTTGATCTTGTCGCTCTCACCCAGGAAGGTCTCGGCGTACAGGCGGAACCAGGTCTGGTAGTGCTTGTCGATGCGCTGACCACCGATGGTCAGCTCAACGGCGGCGATGGCACGCTCAGCCACCCAGCACATGTCGATGTTGGCGTTGGTGGAGGTCAGGTTAGAGGTGTTCAGCTGCGTGGGCTGCAGACGAACGTACATGTTGCCGACCAGATCGCCGTTGCGGGCGATGGTCACGGACACACGACCAGAGTTGGAGGGGGTGCCGTTCACCGTCTGCTGGATGTTCTCCATAGCAAAGTTGGTGTGGCGCTTGTACACAGCCTGGAAAAAGGTCACCACGGGCTGACCAGTCAGATACACATCCTGAGCACCGTAAGCAACGAGCTGCATAAGTCCACCGGCCATTTTGTACTATATCACAAGAAAAAAAATTAGACCAATTTAATTTGCAAAAGCGAGACCACCCATTCCAGATGCAATTCTCAGGATGTTGTAATTGACGGCAAACATTTGCTGAACCAGACCGGTGGGCATTCCCGTCTTGAGACTGACCGCCACTTGCGCCATGTCGATGCGGCTGAAATTGCAAGCGCCACTTGGCTGAAGCTCCTCAGGCTTGAGGGCAAATGAGTATACGTAGATACCTGGATAGGGGTGACCGGTGTGGTACTGGTAAGGCTGGTACTGATTGTACCATTTTCCAAACTGCTCGGCAGCACGATCGGTGCCGTTCAGAATCAGCTTGAACTTGTGCAAAGGACCCACCTCCTGACCGTACGTGACGTTGGCAGTGCCGTACTGAGGCAGACCAGCCTCGACCCACAGAACGTTTCCCACAAGCACGTTGGACTGGGCATAAATAGTGCCGTACTGAGCAACGGAGCCTGCTGCGGTCGAATAAAGTGGCGATGAAAGAACTGATGGAATAAACAGATTTGGGCAGCCTGTGTTGTGGGGCTGGCACAGGGATCCGGACTGAGCCAGCTTGTTGGTGTCAATAGTTACATTCACGTTTGCGACGTTTGATGAGAAATTCCACATGGCGTTGGGGTTTGAGTTTGGCGCCGAGTTCTGATAAACCCAGATGAGTTCCTTGACTGGGTGATTGTACTGCATGCGAATGACACTTGGTGTGTTTTCGGTCGACGTTCCGACGGGGTCGCCGTTCACGTACTGGACCTGCTCGATCAGGTACTCCTGGTTCTTGGTGGCAAACTTGTCACGCTCCTCCTTCTCCAGGTACATGTAGTTTGCCCATACGGTTGGTGGGTTAGTGCCGAAGTAATTGGCATAATTGGCGCTAATTGTGAAATCAATACGGACCTCGTGGTATTGCAGTGCAATCAGTGGCAGGTACAGACCGGGGTTGCGGTTGAAGAAGAACATCAAAGGCAGGTAGACATAGCCGGTCGACGTCTGGTTCACGTTGTTGGGCACGGGCAGGGAAGTGAGCTTTCCGTAATTACACTTCTTTGAATCATCCAGGAAGCACTCTGCGTACAGGCGGAACCACAGCTGGTAGTGCTTGTCAATCGACTGACCACCGATAAAGAGTTCGATAGAGTTGAAAGCACGCTCGGCAACCCAGCACATATCAGCGACGGAATTGTTTGATGTCAGCTGAGCTGAAGAGGTGGTCGTAGGCTGGAGCACGACCCACATGTCGCCAATCAGGTCACCGGTGCGTGCCAGCGTCACGGAGACGAGACCACCGGGGTTAGGCTGTCCAGCCAGAGTCTGGGGAATTGCCTCAATTGCGAAGTTGGTATGGCGCTTGTACACCGACTGGAAAAAAGTGACTGTTGGCTTGCCAGTCAGATACACATCCTGAGCACCGTAAGCGACGAGTTGAAGCAAAGCTCCACCAGGCATTTTAGTATTACTCGCGATTTTAATTGAGACCTATTTTCTACATCATTAGTACAAATGTCTCAGCGTCGCCCACTGCCCCCAAAGACCCCAGTGCCACCACCCCCAGAGGACGAGGAGGATGAGTTCGACGAGGAGGACTTTGAGGATGGTCCAGACATGCTTGAGGCGCTCGCGAGCCTGCTCGCCACCGAGGATGGCGAGACAATTGCAACAATTCTGGCAGGAACCAAGGATGCGACCGAGAAGATTGCCCTCCAGCTCGAGATGCACAACAAACTTTTGGTCAAGATTGTAGCAGCTCTAAACAAGATGGTTCCTGTGACACCAACTGGAATTGAGGCTCCCGCCTAAAAACCAGTCGCGAAGCGACTCTCGACAATTTCGGTTCTAGTTGTCTAAGAGCCTATGGAGCCTTAAAAAAGTCTCGCGTGATTTCAATAATGGCAAGTCGGCGTGTCCACACAATTCAAAAAGATGTAACACCCGAACATGAAGAAGAGATTCGAATTGCAAATCAGACAAACGAAATTAACACTTGGACAGTCGACGAGCTTGAAACTTGTATTTCAAAAGCAGAAAAGGATGCCGGTTTTGATATTCGCGGAAATACGCTTGCATCTGAAAAGATGTGGGCGTTTGTCCTTTTCCCAGAGACTCAGGAGAGGGACCAGGACCAGTACCCCATAAATTATGATCAGGAACATATCAAAATTCGCAAGGATAGATTTATCAACAGCTGTCGGACCCTTTTGACTCGCATAGAGTCTCTTGGAGCAAACAAGACGGCGAGCAAAGACATTAATGGAGACGAATTTACTCTTGAATTTCGAGTTCGGCGACTCATCGTGGATCGCAAGGAGATGTTTGAGCAGTACCGCATCTGGGAGCGTCGACACAACCGAGTCAATAACCCGACTCTCGCGATAGACAATACCGACATGAGCTTGAAGGATGACGAGGACATGAGCCCGTACCAAAAGCTTCTGTTGTACCTGCTCCATCGTGCGTACGACGAAGGGTATCGTCGTTACAAAGGTCAGTGTTGCATCCAGATTCGCAACACGCGTGCGTGGCGTATCGTCAAGGACATCAAGGACTACGTGTACGATGTCACGCAAAAGGAGGATGAGCCCGAGATGTGGAAAAACCTCACGAGCCGTGGAAATCTTGTGTCTGACGTGGTCAAGCACATGACTAACTGCAAGGACTTTCAGTTTCCAGAGATTAAGAAAGATCGGCACGTTTGGTCGTTCCAGAACGGTCTCCTGATCGGCAAGGATTGGGACGGCGAAAAGTACAAGATTAAGTTTTATGACTATAATTCTCACGAATTTCACGAGCTTGATCCAACCATCGTAAGTTGCAAGTACTTTGATGCCCCCTTCAATCCGTACGACGAGTTGCAAGATTGGTGGGACATTCCCACGCCTAACATGCAGCGTGTGCTCGATTATCAGAAGCTTGACCCGGAGGTTTCAAAGTGGGTCTATGTGTTCATGGGGCGTCTGTGTTTCGACGTGAATGAGATTGACGGCTGGCAGGTGATTCCTTTCCTCAAGGGTATCGCCCGGTCGGGCAAGTCTACGCTCATCACCAAGGTGTGTCGCAAGTTTTACGAGACGGAAGATGTTTCGGTGCTTTCGAACAATATCGAAAAGAAGTTTGGGCTTTCGAGCATTTATAACGGTTTCATGTTTATTAGCCCTGAGGTCAAGGGTGATCTTCAACTCGAACAGGCGGAGTTCCAGTCACTCGTGTCCGGTGAGGATGTGAGTATCGCACGCAAGTTTGACACGGCTCTGACGTTTCAGTGGAAGACGCCCGGTATTCTCGGCGGAAATGAGGTTCCAAACTGGAAGGACAATTCAGGGTCCATCTTGCGTCGTTTGGTGACAATCAACTTTGGGCGTCAGATTGCAGACAATGATTCTGATCCACATCTCGAAAAGAAACTCGAGGTGGAAATTCCCACGATTCTGTGCAAGTGTCTGCGGGCGTATCTAGACTATGCAAGCAAGTATAGTGACAAGGATATATGGAATGTCCTTCCCAAGTACTTCAAGGCTATCCAGAGTCAGGTGGCGTCAGTCACCAACTCGCTCCAGCACTTCCTGGCATCCGAAAAGGTTCGGTTCGGACCGGACTTGTTTGTACCGCAAAAGGTTTTCATTCTGCACTACCAGCAGCACTGCAGTCAGAATGCACTCGGCGAAAAGCCCAAGTTCAACCAGGATATTTACGCAGGACCGTTCAGTTCGCGCGAGCTCGAGGTCAAGACAGAGTCTCGTATCTACAACGGGACCACGTACGCTCTTCAGCCATTCATCTTCGGTATCGACCTGGCGGCTACCGAAAATTAAAATGTAGTAAAATAAGAGAATGAATGCATCCGCCGCCGCGAGAAAGATACAACGTATCTTTCGCTCGAAGCGCGTTTTTACAGAAAATTCAGGGATCAAAACTCGAAATACGGCTGCAGAGGCACGAGCTTTATCAGCCCTGCGGGCGAATGTGCTTAGCCGGCTTGAAAAAGAGCGCCGGAACAGAAATGAGCGCGCTAAAAAGGCTGAACAATTTGGGTTTTTATACGAGCCTGAAGGTCCCGTCACAGAAGCCAACGTGAATGCAGCACTCCGAGGGATGGAGCTTCCAACTGTTGCAACCGCATCTTCTATTCGCCTTTCCAAGTCTAAAATCACTTCGTTTATGACCTCTGTCGACGCACAGGTGGATATCCCCAGGATATTCACACACGCACCAGTCGGTTTCAAGGAAGTGTATGGGTACCATGTGATAGCAAAGGGTTCGAACCCACAGATTCGGTATCATGAGAGCAAGTGGATAGGGAACCCTATTCAGATAAATTACGTGTTTGCAAAGCGGGGAAAACTTACGCTACGCATGACAACCAAGGAAATTTCAATCAGCGGATCTGGAAATTTCGAAGAGATTTACGTGGCGCTTCACAAGTGTTATTTGAACGGATGGATTACATCGGAAAATCGCAACAAACCCTACCAAATAAAGTACCTTAATGGAACATTCAAGGTGAATAAAAAGATTAACCTCGATGTTCTTGCCAAGTTGCTTGAAGGCTCGTCGTCCCTCGCTGAAAAGCCATCCCTGCGTTCCGGGAAGGTGGAGGCACTCGTAGAGAATGAGGAGGAAGAGGAGGAAGTCAAAAAGAGGACTAAAGCTCCACGCAAAACACTCAAGTCTCTCGTCCTCAAATTCAAGAAACCAAAATTCACGTACACAGTTTTCGAGAATGGAACGGTCCTATTCACTGGACTTAGGAATCCTGAGGATCTCGAGGTTCCTAAAGAATTTTTCAAAAAGTTTTTCACAACTCCAGGATCTTCAAATGCTGTTTTTGGTAATACCGTGACTAAGGGTGGTGAGTCTAACAGAGAGCGCCTTGCTCGCCGGTACCCATCTGCAGGTACATGGAACAAACTTGTGAATCCAATTCCAAACGCGTATTATATTCGCCCAGGTCCAAACAATCAGCCTCGCCTTTATCCACATGCCTATTTCAGGAAACTCGCACACGGACCCACTGTTAAGGTGGGTAACGCCAACCTTAAATCTGTTTACACAAAGGTTAAAAAGGCTTTCGAAAAGGTAAGAAAGCCTATCCCGGCGCATACCCTGAAAATATTCAGAAATGCTGGGTACCCCTTGAATAACGCAGCGCCAGTTGAAAACAAGAAAAAGTATGCAAATACGGCAAACAGACGCGCCCCAAGCTGGAACGCCGAAAAGCCTGGCTTTTACGTGAGACCTGGACCTGGCAAACAGCCTTACTGGGCAGCGATACCCGCCGGAGTTGCGGCTGGGCGCAAGACGGTCATCAAGAAATACACAGAGGCTGGAAAGAATATTCCGGCAGCTGTCCGTAAGATTTTCAGCATAGGAAGCAATGTCGTCACTGCAACCAACGGACCCAAACACAACTTGAGTGTTAACGCAGGAGTTTTAAAGATTAACGGACGCGAGTGGACCCGCCTGACGCAGCCAGAACTCTTAGCCATTGCGCGTAACCTGGGCATCGCAGGCGCATCGAACACAAGCGGTAAACGCAACATTGCGGCTATGATTCAGAACAAGACGAAAGGAAAGGCGCCCGTTGTGATGGTGGTCCCACCCGCGCCTCGCGCCCGACCTGCACCCTCCCCGTCAAACTCAAACTCAAACTCATTGAACAAGAATTTTGGGAAGGAATTGGAATATGCAATTAGACTCCAGCAGAATCTGGGCAACTCATACCAGAATGGGAACGAGGGTTTGTTTATGGTCAAGTACCGGGAACTGCCTTCGGGAACTCGCGGGAACCCACTCAAGGCGAATGTGAACAAGGCATACAAGCAATTCCTTAAAAATGTCAAGGAATTCAGGGGCATAAAGAACGCTAAAAAGCCCCGCGCGCCAATCAACCAGAGAGTCTATAACGTCTATAATATCCCTGTGAATTTCTCAAATCAGTTGGAGAGACATGGTGTGAATTCGAGTGGCAATTGGACGTGGAGTGAAATTCGCTCCGCGCTCAAGGGGAAGAATGTGGGCGCTAAAGAAATACAGAGACTCAAGAATATGTGGGACAAGAACGTTGCAGCAAAAAAGACACGCAAGACGATACGCAAGAAGAAGGTTTAGATGCATTTCAATAGGTCAAAAACCTTGTACAAGAGCTTGAATAGCTCATCCCTTGACTGGATCTTTCCCGGCTCTACAATCTCCATCTCCACCTGATAGCTTGTATCCTCGTCGCAGTCCTTGTCCTCTGGGTCCCCCTTGATCATGCTCAGGTCAATAGAGAGATTCTTGCGAACAAAAGACCAACGCTCCTTGGTCTTTTGCTTATTACTCGTCTCCTCACCGTCATACTCAAAGGGCTTTTCAGTTGAAATTCCGAGCCTGATATCAAAAGGGTGACCCTCCAGCACAAAGTCATCCACCTTGACCCTCTGCTTGATGCATCCCACATGCTCTTCAGATTCATCGTCAACCGTCAGCCGCTTCCCTCCGTCAAAATAATATACAGT